ATCTAGAATATATCAAGATGATCAGGCTTGTAATTTAAGTCTTTACGAAGAAAAAAACTTTGCAGCACAGGAAAGTATTGTTGCACCAGTAATGGCTAAGTTTTGGGATAATGTTTATAAACCTTATTCTAATAAATATGCAAGTTTAGTTGAGCATGACAAACATCAGATTTATCATTTTAAAATACAAAGATCAAAGCCAGGTCAAGGTTATCATAATTGGCATTGTGAAAATAATAGAGTATATTTTGCTAAAAGATTATTGACTTTTATTATATACCTTAATGATATAAAAGAAGGTGGTGAAACAGAATTTTTGTATTATAAAAAAAGAGTAAAAGCAGAAACAGGAAAAATAGTATTATTTCCATGTCATTTTACTCATACACATAGAGGTAATCCACCTTTAAAAGAAACAAAATATATAATAACAACTTGGATTGAATACTAATGGCGAACATATATAAAAATGCAATGTTTGATCTAACAACGACAAACAAAACAACTGTTTATACTTGTCCTACAAATAGAACAGCTTTAATTAAATCTATACAAGTTACTAATATTCATTCTGGTAGTGTAGAGATAGAAGCTTTTGCTACAGATTCATCAGATTCTGATGCAGAACATGAAGTAGCACATATAAATCTATCATCAAAGACTATAGAAAACTTAGTAAAAGGTACTATGGTTTTAGAGTCTGGTGATGCATTAAAATTAAAAGCAGCATCTGCTGATGATATTGCAGGTATTGTAAGTTATTTGGAGATATTTGACGAAAAGAGTGCGTAATATATAGTTGTTATTAAGCATTTTTTAATGTATTTATGGAATTAGTACGAATACCAATCCAAGAACTTGATAAAGTTTGGGGTGTAGTCGAAAAAGATATAAAAAACGCACTAGCTTATTCAAGTCAACTTACCGATTCAGATTTTGTTTATGATCTTTTGAAAGATAATAAATTTCAACTTTGGGTACTCTGGGATCGAAAACAAAAACTTGCAACAAATAAATATTTTGGTGTTGTAGTTACTGAGTTGATAAAAAGAAAGTTTGGTAAAGTTTGTCATATCTATATTATGACTGGCAGACAAAGACACAAGTGGCAACACTTGATTAGCAAGATAGAAGACTTTGCTAAAGAAGAAGGTTGCAAAATGATGGAATTGATTGCTAGACCAGGTTGGCAAAGAGTTTTAAATTTATTTAACTACAAGAGAACTCATGTAGTTTTAGAAAAGAAAATTGAACAAGAGGATAAAAATAATGACAATGAGTAATGAAACTTTTTTAAAATTTAAAAGTCTTTTAAGAAATAAAAAAAGAAAATCTGGAGATAGTGGATCAAACTATGGTCAATTTCAGAGAGTTCAAAATAGAATTGAAGATAATTATTCTCTTAAATTAAGAGATTTAGATATAATACCTATGAAGTTAAGACTTGATAAACAAGGTAAAATGACTTTTAGAAATGGTAAAGTTAGAACAATAAGAAAAAAAAAGGAGAATAAATGAGTTTTGGCGGAGGATCAAGTGGAGGAACTACCACATCACAAGTTACCCCTTATGCACCAGCAGAACCAGCATTAGCACAAATATTATCTGAAGCTGGACAATTATATGGTCAAGGTGCAGGTGCAGCAGGTTATGTTCCACCAACACAACAAACATTAACAGGACTTGCAGGACAAGAAGCTCTTGGTACAGCAGCTCAACAACAAATGGCTGCAACATTAGGTGGTCAATATTTAAATCCTTTCCTTTCACCTTTATTACAAAAAACAGCAGCAGATATTACAACAGGAGTTCAATCTCAATTTACTGGTGCTGGTAGAACACCAACATCACCACTTGCACAACAGACAGCATTAAGTCAGGTTGCTCAAGCTGCATTACCTTTAGCATTTCAAGAATATGGAACTGAAAGAGGAAGACAGTTAGGACTTGCTACACAAATTCCAAGTTTAGTTCAAACAGGCGCACAATTAGAAAATATACAAAGACAAGCTCAATTAGCTCCAGCTCAAGCATTACAACAATATGCAGGTTTCGTATCACCAATTGCAACTGGACTACCAACAACTTTAGGATCATCACAAGTATCTGCAAATCCTTTAACAACTGCTTTAGGTGGTGCTGTATTAGGTTCATCTATTCCAGGTGTAGGTGCTATGCTTGGTGGTGGTCTAGGATTATTAGGAGGTCTGTTATAATGAAGATTAGAAAAATTATTTATGACATTCAAAATAATATACAAGAAAACTCTGCTAATCACATTTTTGCTTTGTATGTTTTATTTGTTATTTCAATAATATTATAGGAGTTTTATTATGCCTTATGGATATGGTGCATCAGCAGATTATTCACCATCAAGTTCAGTTTCTGCTCCAGCAGGAGGTGCTTCAACAGGTGGAAATTATGGTGGTGATAGCTCTGGTGGAGTTAGTCCAAATCAGATGAGCAATACTGGAGGAAACTCTGGTGATGATAGAATTCAAAGAATAGCATCAGGTACAGAACCAGGATTTAGACCACAAGATGCTCAACCATTTGGTTTATCTAAGGAAGAAGCATTTAGACAAGGAAGAATTACAAAAGATCAATACGAAGCTCCTGCAACTTTAGAATCACAATATGTAGATGAAAGATCACCTTTTGAAAGAGGTTTTGATACTGTTCTTGATTATTTTAAAGGTGGTGGTTTATTAGGTCAGATAGGTGAAGGTATATCCTCATTTTCAGAAGGTTTACAAGAAAAAGCTATTTCATTTTCTTTAAATAAAAAATTATCAGATATATATGAAGCTAATCCTGACTTTGAAGATTATGAAAGTTTAGATCAAATACCTGGAGAGATTGGTGCTAAAGTAAGAGATTTAGAAAGTGATTTACAAGGTCTAAGAGATGGAACTTTTAAACAATCTGATTACACTGCAAAGTATGGTAGCGGAGATGTTACAAATCCTTTAGATGCAGCATTTGATCCTAATAGTCTTTCAAGAGGTGAACAACAAAACTTACAAAACTTATTTGCACCAGAATTAGCTTATGCTGTGTCTGGAACTACACCACAAGATTCTATGGTAAACCAATACTTTGCTAATATGGGTATGAGTAATCAACCCTTAAGTTCTAATTTGCAAACAGATTATAATAATGCTAAAAATAGCATAAATAGTATTTTGGGTGTATTACCCCCTAGTCAGCAGTTTGGCTACTCAGCAGATCCCTATGGCGGTCTAATGGCATCAAATCTGACTACCAACCCTTTTAACATAGACTATTTAAGGAGATTAGGATTAATATAATGGCAATCAATTTAAGACAATTATTATTAGACAGAGCTGCTAGAGGTATTGGAACTGGAGGTGGATTATTAAACAATAAAGCTACAGGTGGTTTATTAGGTAATTTAAATCCTTTGTTATTAGGAGCTAGTATTATTGGTTCTGGTATGCAAGGTAGAGATCCTTTTTCATCTGTATTACCTGCTGCAACACAAACAGCACAATTACAACAATTACTAACACCTGAAGAAAAAGATAGAAGAATAGTTACAGGTGCAGATGGTTTTCAATATTATGCTGATACTGGCGAAAGAGTTTTACCTGGAGTAAAAGCACCTGCAAAAGAACCAAATTTCAAAACTTTATTTAATAAAGCTGGAGATAGAATAGATGTAGATTTAAATAATCCAACAGATACATCTCAAATATCAAATTATCTTTCTAAAGGTTATTCGTTTTCAAAATTTGACCAAAAAGATGATAGATTACCAATACAAAAATTAGCAGAGGAATTTGATCCAAGTAAAGGAGAACTTTATAATACAATTATTAAAAATAAAATTGATAAAGAAACATTAAATCCAACTTTATTATTATTAAAAGAAGCAGGTATTGAAAAAAACGATCCTAGATATAGAGAAGCAATTTTATCATCAATAGCAAAAACTCCTGAAGGTTTTGCTGCTGCTTCACCTTTGACATCAAAAGGTAAAATAGATAATGCTGTTATCGGAGGTAATTATTCTGTTAAAGGTTTGGATAAATTAACAAAATTTGCTGAACTTACAACTCAAAGTCCAGAAATATTTGGTGCTACTGGTAGAGTTTTAAAATTTGGTAGTAATGCTTTAAAAGAATTTAATTCAGTTTTTGGAACAGAAGAAAATGAACTAATTAAAATAGATGATGATGTTAAAAGTTTATTAAAAAATAAAGATTTTTCATCAATAGATCAATTACAAAATTCTTTATCAATTAACCTAGCAAGAGTTAGAAATCCATCAGGTAAATTAATGAAAGATATGATTACCGATGCAAAAGATGATACTAATTTTGCAGGACTTGGAGGTGTTCAGGTGGTAAGAGAAAAACTATTACCTTTGTATGATGAATTAGAAGCTGATGCTAGACAAAAATTTGAATTAGCAGGTTATGATGAACAAACAATTAATAATATCTTAGAACCAAAAAGAAATATGTTTTTACAAAAAATAGGTGCTATTACACAACCTCAATTAATATTGGGAGAAGATGGTGTTTATAGAGTACAAATCAAATAGATATTAATATGGCAATAATTAACGTAGAAGGTTTAGGACAAGTTGAAATTCAAGGAAATTCTCCTACAGTTGAAGAACAACAAGCAATAATAAAAGCCTTACAAAATTTAGACAATGAAAATAATCCTCAAATTACTCAAGGTAGCGAAGGTTTTACAAAGCCTGTTTTAAATTTAACTAAAAAAAAACCTGAAGGTTTAGAGTTAATAGGTGGAAGACCTACATTTGAAGCTGTTGGAGGTGTTTTCGGAGGACTTGCAGGAACTCCTGGATCTGTTCCAGGTATGGTTGCAGGTTCTACTTTAGCTACTGTAGGTGCAGGTCAATTATACGATGTGGTTCAAGGGTATATTGTAAATCAACCTAGAACATTAGAAGGTCAATTATCATCTGCTTTTGATGACATAAAAAGAGAAGCAGTGCTTCAAACTTTTTTTGCAAAAATACCTGGAATGGGTAGATATTTAAAATCAAAATTTGTTAATAAAGATGCAAAAACAAAATCATTATATCAATCTGCTAAATCTATGGGATTTCCATTATCTATAAGTGATACAGGAACACCTTTAGCAAAAGGATATAATAGAGTTATTGGTGTATTTCCTTTTGTAGGTACACCAACAAAAAAACAATTTGCAGCTAAAGCAAATATTTTAAACAAATATGCTGATGATACATTAAATACTTTTGCACCTAATGTTTCTTTAAATAATCTTGGAATAGATATGGTAGAAGCTGCTAAATCTACTAGACAAGAATTTAGAAATATAACAGGTTTTTTTTATGATGATTTTTATAATACTGCTGCAAAAATAAAAGAGCCTGTAATTTCTACACAAAATTTTTCTAATGCAGCAAAGGCTTATGTAAAATTAGTTAATGATGGAATAATTAAAATTGGTGGAAAAAAAATAAAAACACCACAAAAAGATGCTATTTATAAATACGCAAATTCACTAAAAAATATAGATCCTTATATAAATATTTCACAATACAAAGCTCTAATAAGAGATATGAATAAATTTTCTAAACAATCACAAAAAGAAGGTTTTGATTTAAAACAAATTTTAAGCATGAAAGCTGGTTTAGAAAAAGATTTAAATTTATTAACTAAACCTGAATACTACAAGCAATTCTCCAAAGTGGTTGATGTAAAAGCTATGCAAGATTTAGCTAGTAAATTAAAATTTGCAAATAAAGTTTTTTCAAATGGTTTGGAAAATTCTATGATTACTAAAGTAATGAGAGATAGAGCAAACAAACAAGGAATACAATTAACAAATATCAGAGGTCAAAAAATATATGATAGAGGTGCTGCTAAATATTTTGAAAGAGTAGATAAAGCAATATTTGGTTCTGGTTTTGAAAAACCTGGTGGTTTATATGCAGATCAATTAGCTGATGCTTTAATTAAAAATAGAAATCTTACACCACAATTATTAGATGATTTGAATGCATTAGTTGGTAAAAAAAATTATCAAAAATTTACAAGAAAAGTATTTCAAAAAGCATACGATAATTCTATTATTGATAATGGTGCAAATGGATTAATGTTTGATCCTTATAAATTTGAAGATTTACTTGGTTTAAATTCTCAAAGTGGTAGAGATATTGTTAAAGGACTTCTTAAAGACTCTAAATTAAATATAGAAAAATTAGATAATTTTTTTGATATTGCTAAAAATCATGGTTCTTTAAAAATACCTGATGTTTCACAATTTGTAGCAAGGAGAGCTACTCTTGGTGGAAGTAAATCTATTTTAGGAGGTATGGCACTTGGTTATGGAACATTTAACGATCCTGTAAGAGGTTTAGGTTTAATTTATTTAGCAAGAAAAGGATCTGGAATATTAAGTGATCCAAAAAATTTAGATTTAGTTATGAATGCTATGGATTATAATGCACCTTCATCAAGAGTTTACAACAGTCTTCTAAAATTAACTGATAACTTAATAAAAGATGAAACAAATAATACAGAGTCAGAAAATACTTTTAGAGAAGTAAGAGAATTTTTAGAATTAAATAAAGATAATCTTATGAAAAAATTTAAAGAAGATAATATAAATTAAAATATCATGGACAACTTACCTCAAGAAAACGAAAAGAAAATTATCAAACTTGAAGGTGAGCTAAGACTAATTCACCACAAAATTGATGTGATAAAGGATAATCACCTACACCACATTGACCTAAGAATAAACAACATCTACAAAATCTTATGGTTCGTAGCAGCACTAAGTCTGACAAGTCTAGCAAATCTAGTAATCAGTCTTCTAAAATAATCTCTGAACGACAAAAAAAAACTTCCATAAAAGGTACAGTTGGCGAATATCTTACTATTGCCAGACTCACAAAAGAAGGCTTTTATGTGGCTAAAAGTGTAGATCCTGCTTGTCCATTTGATATTGTTATCGTTGGTAAAAATGGTAAAATACAGCTCTTAGATATTAAAACAAATACCTATCGTAAGCACAGAAAAGGTAAGAGTTTAAAAGATAAGCCTAAAGGCTCATACAAAATTCATAGAAGTCCTACAAAGGAGCAAAAGAAACTAGGTATTAAATTAATGATGGTAGATTATGAACAAGATTAAATTATTTATAAATAAATTTTCACTTGCTTGGTTAGCTTGTATGTTGTGTATGGTAAGAGGAGATTTATCTGTTTTAAATATTGGTCATGCAATTATTGCTAGTAAAACAGGTGCATTAACAGGAATTATTGTGGTATTGATGTCTTTGATACCTTTGCAATTTAAATATAAACTACCAATATTTATGTTTATAGGTTGTTTCATAGGTGATCTAATGACCCATGATACACACTATGGATATTGGTGGACAGAGGCAGCTATTACTGCTTTGGTTGCATCATCGTTAAGTTTTATAATTACATTTACACCAGCAGGTAAAAAACTAGAGGACTTTCTTAAATGAAAAAAAATACTTGGATATTACCTTTACTTGGTACAATTTTATTAGGTCTTTCTAGTTATGTTTTGATTACAGTTGTAGAATTACAAGTTCATATTGGAATGTTATCAGAAGAAATACTGTCTATAGATAAGCAAATAGGTAGAATTTATAATCACATAGATAGAATGACAAAATGATTGATAAAATTATTTATATTTTTTTAGGTTGGTTAGATACGTTCTCTGAGAATTTAGATAATATATTTTTTCCCAAAACTAAGAAAAGAAAAAAGAAATGTAAAAATTGCAAGTGCAATTGTCATTGTAAAGATGACTTACATATTAACAGCTTCGATCAAGAACTATGTAATTGTGAAGGGTGCAAACATTAAGGATTTTATGAGGTGTAATTATGGAATATTTACTGATAAAATTAGAATATTTGTGCAGAAAATTATATGGCTTTGTTTGGCGATTAAGAATAAGATTAACAATGAACTTGGAGAAAAAATATGTACGAAGAAGTAAAAGAAGAAATAAAGATTTGTGAAGGCTATGTGCCTAAGATTTACAAATGTTCTGAAGGCTTTGATACTATATTCTATGGACATAAGATTACACCTGAAGACCAATATGAACATGGTGTAGAGTATTCAAAAGAAGAAGGTGAGCTTGTATTTGAGAGAGACTTTCAAAGAACAGTAGATGCAGCAGAAAGATTGATAGGAGACAGATCAATCAGCAATACTGCTAAAGAAGTAATTATTAATATGGTTTACCAAATCGGAGAAGGGGGTGTTTCCAAGTTTAAAAATATGTGGAAAGCCTTAGATAGAGAAGATTATGGAGAAGCTAGTTTTCAAATGATGGATTCTCTTTGGGCTAAACAAACTCCTAACAGAGCAAAAAAACTAGCAGAAAAAATGAGAGGTGCATAATGTGGTTTAGTGCAGTAAAATTAGCTTTGAATGCAGGTACGCATATCTATAAAAAGAAACAAGAAACTAAAATGCGTATGGCAGATGCTCAAGCAGCTCATGCAGAGAAGATGGCAAAAGGAGAACTTGAGTATTCAGGTAAACTTTTAGAGGCAAGACAATCGGACTGGAAAGACGAATTTGTATTGGTCGTTTTAACACTTCCGATATTAGTGATTGCTTATGGGGTTTTTAGTGAAGATCCTGGTGCTTCTGCTAAGATAAAAGAATTTTTTGAACAGTTCCAACAGCTCCCTACATGGTTCACAAACCTGTGGATTTTGGTCGTTGCTTCGATATATGGAATCAAGGGTACACAGATTTTTAAAAACAATAAAAAATAATTAATGTCCGACATTGATTTGATTAATGAATATAAGGATCAGGTAAGAATCCTTAAACAAGAAGTTGCTGAATTGCAAGATGCAGGTAAGTCCAAAGATTCAGCGAACAAAAGATGTTTGCAAAAATTAGAACATTCTCAACAAGACTTGATTGATGCAAATAAAAAAATAACAGAACTTGAGGATGAGTTAAAAAAAATAAAAGATGCTAAATGAAATTTATGTTGATTATGACTATATGTTCTTCAGTAAACAGTGCCTGTGTAGAACCAAAGATTATAAACACTTATGATACTTGGAAAGAATGTGCAATCACTGGTTATAGTAAATCTATAGAATTACTAAATGAATTATCAGATGAAACCTTTGAAGGTCAACAAAGCTACACTAAATTTATTTGTAAAAAAGACAATTCAGTATGATGTACTGTGTGGTTTGGAAAAGAGATGATTCAGATAAGCATGAATTGTTTGCAAATCTTTTGTTTGAAACTGAGAAAAAGGCAATAGAATTTAAAAATGCTCAGAAATCTATGCGTAAAAAACATGATT